TCGACGCGACTGATAACGCCTACTTCTTCTGGGATTCGGCTACGGTCGCGGCTGACATTACGACGGCTGTGTTCGATCAAGCTACCAACGAGTCGGTACAGTCAATCGCGAGGGTAGACCTCTCCGGCGCTGGCACAATCGCCTTCGTCGATGGCGGTGGCGGTAATGATTCGCTGACTCGCACCACGGGTAGCTGGATCACTGACGGTGTTCTTGTCGGTGACAGTATCTTCCTCCAGAACGCAGAGGACGCAGGCAACAACGGTAGTTTCGTCGTGCTGGCTGTTACGGCGACCGACCTTGATGTTGCAACCGCATCGTTCACGGCTAACGCCGATGACACGACTGTGCTGGTCGCAATCGATCACCGTTCGCAGGTGTTCACTTGCCGCATCCGAATCTTTGGTAAGACCTACGATCAGTCCTCGACGACTGACATTGGTGTATCCACCCTGACGAATCAGGCATACCGCTTCCCGCTTCAGGAAGCTGCTGACCCAGTTATTACTGATCTCTCTGTTACGGAAGCACAGGCCAACGGCTCCATTGCTCCGTACAATGACATGAATATCACCTACTACACCGTGGCTGAGACTCGTGACGGCTTCAACCTCGGCGATACCAAGAGCTTTGGTGTGATCGTCGATGGTGACGTTTCCGTAGGTCAGGAAGATGGTGGTGGTGCTGCTACGGCAGAGGAAATCTACGCGCATACGCAGGCGCAGATCGCCGGTACGACCGACATCGACGCTGGTGCCGGTACGCAGATTGGTCAGTTGGCTGATCCGCTGCTTAACATCGCCTCGACTGGTAATACCCTGTCATCCCTCTTACAGATTAACTCCGGGCTGGCCGGTGGTAATGGTGTGTACGTAGACACCTTCGCAAGTGCCGACAAGAACCGGGTCCAGTTCCAAGACAACTCCGACGTTACGCAGGACTTCCCGCTTACCGTCGTAATCACCCTGAACTACAGTCAGACGCTCGTTGACGATACCGGTGCGGTATTTAAGATGTTCTTCACCAACAACGACGCTGGTGATGATGACGGCTCCGATTTCGGTACCATCAATGCGATCATCGTGCAGGACGATACTCTAACGGATATCTCCGGTACTGTTCCGTCATTGAGTGCGGGATTCAACTACGCATACAGTGCGAACGTACAGCGCGGGGCTGGTTCAGGCGGAACGGACGCTCCAGTGACTATTGTTGCCATTGGCCTTGCGACTGCTCAGTACGTACTCGCCACCGGCACAATTACTAACACGGGACTCACAGCCTCGCTTGTTGCCGCGTTGGAGAGAAACTTCAGTAACCCATAAGGAGTAGCTGAATGGCTGTTCCGGCTTATACTGAAGACCTGACAGACATTGACTTAGCTGAGTCAGGTAGTACCGGTTGGACCGCTTTCAACATCTCTGGTGGTGGTGGCGGTGCGCCTGCATTCGGTGCCGACTTTGGCATGCAGGGCGGTGGCTGCTGGGATAAGGCCGCTTCTAATGCTGAACGTGGACTAGCCGTCAACAAAACTCCCGGCGCTGGCACGGTAGCCGCTGGTGTCCATATCTTCCAGTGGGGCTTCACCGCTACGCCGGGTGTGTGCGACACCCTCCAGAACCGTGGTGCGTATGTGCTGATTGGCACCGGCACCGGAGACTACGTGCAGTTCCACGTTGAAGGTAGTGACACCTTCGGTGCGCAGGGCCGTGTAGGTAAGTGTTACGTGGTTGACTACGTAACTACGGCAAATACAGGCAGCGTACCGTACAGAACGGTAGGTGGTACTCCGGGCGCAACACCAACATACTTCGGGTTTGGCCTAAAAACACTGGCTACGGTTAAAGGGTCTAACATGGGTGCGGATGCTGTGCGCTACGGAACAGGTGCGTACCTGACCGCAGGCGAGTTAATCGCCGAGGGAGATGCCTCCGACGACCCATGCACGTTTGCTGGCTTCCAAGCACAGAACGACAACAACACGAATCGCTGGGGTATCCTGACCAGCGTCGGCGGCTCTAACTATGAGCAGCAGGGTCGTTTTGTAATCGGGCAAAACAATGCTGGCACAGCTACCCGCTGCGTGTTCCAAGATAGTGACAGAAACATCCAGATCGTAGACACAGTTCACTCAACTACTACATTCACACAGTTCATCATTGACCATGCTTCAACGTACTGCGAGTGGACGAACATCAATCTTACGGCGCTGGGTACGAACAACCCCGGCTCCGTGATTGTGAACTCGGCCAACCCGACGTTCGTTGTAACTGGTGGTGTATGGACAGGTATTGACCTCACGACCATGCGGTCCAACACCGACATCACTGGTTTGACGTGGAGAGACTGCGGTCTGATTACGATGAACAGCGGTTCTATCGACCAATGCCTCATCGATCAACACGCAGGCACCCACGCGATTTTGACAACCAGCCCTGCCGGTATTACCGACACCCACTTCATTTCATCTGGTACGGGACACGCGGTTCGGTGCGATACAGCCGGTACGTATAACTGGGTTGGCAACACCGATTCTGGGTATACCGGCACACGTGGTACGAACAGCACTCCCGCTTCTGGCTCTGCCAATGCGATGTTCTACAATAACTCCGGTGGACTGATTACGCTTAACGTAAGTGGCGGCGGTCAGGCCCCGAGTGTACGCAATGGCGCTGGTGCAACGACGACGGTGAATAACAATGTCTCCGTCACTTTGACAGGTATGAGAGACAACACCGAAGTACGGGTCTACGATCAGTCTAACCCGCCTGTTGAGCTTGATGGTATTGAGAATGCGACAGCCGGTACCACCGATGATCGCAGCTTCACTTTCTCACTCGCTGGCGCTACAGTGGTGGATATTGCTATATTTAATGTTGATTGGATATTACCTCCGAACAACCGGATTGAGGACTATACAGTCCCCGGCACAGATACATCCCTACCGATCTCGCAGGTATTTGATCGTAATTTTGAGAACCCCTAATGGCTGATGTAGTCACCTTCGACGGACCCAACAAGCTCATAATCGAGATCAGTGCGGCTGGTGATAACGAGCTTGATGTATTCGAGATTTACTCGGAGTGGAAGGTGTGGGTCACTCAGTCTGACAATATGAAATACCTGCAAGCGTTCACCCCGGTTGGCGGCGACCCCATCACCCTCACAGAGAGTCTGGATATCACCTACTTCCTAGAGAACGGGTGGCGCATCCGGCCTGCGGAACTGGATCATAAGCTAACCCTCACGGGTAACATATTCACACGTGAGCCGGGCCAGTCTGTGTCTGTTGATACAGTCAGCCCGTTCACTGTAAACGTAGAGACGAATGTATCGACTGTTGTGCGATTGCTCACCCCGGAGAACACGGTACTTTCCGATGCGGAGAAGGACGACATCATCAACCGGCTGTTCCTCTATATCTTAGAGAACGGAGAGACATTTGCCGAGACTATGCGCCTCGTTCGTGCTGACGCGGCTGGCAGTATTGTCAAGACCGGCGACCTCCACGAAGTACGCAACGCTGCCAATACGAAGACCAGAATCACCGCCAATGCTGACGAGACTGGTCGCGATGTGACTGCGACGGATGGTACGTAATGTACGACACAGGGTATCACGCGACTGGGTATTATCAGACCGGGTATTACATGCGTTCGCAGTTCCAAGACTCGCTGCTCGGACCAACATGGTACTCGATCATATTTGAGGCACGTGTTCAGCTTCAGGATGGTATGGAGGGGTGCTACCGGTACCCAGATAGCATGCTCCTGAACATCCTGAACCGTGGTTTGCAGGAGCTTGGCAGGATGCGCCCCGATGCCTTCTTCACTCATTTCTTGGATAATGACCTCAACGTACCGGAGATCACGGAGGTCACTTGGGGTGCGGAAATCTCTGTCGATCTTGCCTTCATGCCGCCGCTAGTACTATACGTAGTGGGTATGGCGGAGGCTTCGGAGGACGATTACGTCACAGATGGCCGGGCAATGGGCCACCTGACAATGTTCAAATCATATGTTATGGGGCTTTGATTTCCTGACGTATGTGGTATTATCCCCCTGAAGGTTAATTTTCTCACGAGGAACTGTAATGAAAAACGCATCAACTAGCTCTACGAAAGGGAAGGCTTGGGGCCATCCTTGCAAGGGCGCAAAGGAAGGATACAATCAGGTCGGTGGCGAGAGTCATTCCGGCGCACCATCGGGTCATTTCCTTGGTCACACCAAGGGCAACCGTGACCTGAACCCTAACCGTTCTGCTGGTGTAAGCACCGGTCATGGCGGCGGCAAGCACAAAGCTGGTGGCTAATGTCTAGGGTACCGAAACCTACCAACCGAGTTGTGAACTCCCATCGCCTGTCGAACCTCGACGGCGTGAAGGATGTCAAGCTCGGCCCAGCATCGGTTGAGGCACGGCAGGACCGTAATGCGCACGTTACCGGCAAGGGGGCCGATAGCGATGATTCAGGATTTTCAGACGTAGAGGAACGTCGTAAGAGATATGGCTTCCTTTATTGAAACCCACACCTGAAGTAGTACAGGCCCTCACCAACCTACGTGTGAGTACCGATTTTGAAACCTTCCTCAAATGGATAGAGGAAGGTCTTTCTGCTGCCCGAGATACATGCGAGAAACACACGGCTGACGAGAAGCTGTATCGAGCGCAGGGCCAGTGCCAAGTACTGCGCAGCATCATAGAAATCAACGAGGATTCACCAAAGCTACTCGAACACTTCAAAAACAAAACCCCCTAACCACATAAAGGAACACGCATGAGCAATCAAGAGAATGCGCTCCCAACAGCCGTACAAGCACAGGTTGATGAGGCAGACGCGATAATCAAACAGATGCAGGAGCAGGAAGCTGCCCCTGAACCCACCCCGGAAGAAACGCAGGAAGCCGCCCCAGCGGAAGCAACACCCGAGTCGGAAGTAACACCCGAGCCGGAACCTGCCCCCGAGGACAAACGTACCGACTGGAAGCAGAAATTTCTCGTGCTTCAGGGCAAGTACAATAGCGAGGTTCCACGCCTCCACTCTGACTTGAAGGAAGCCAAGCAAGCAACTGGCGGTCTACAGGATCAGTTGAATACCCTACAAGCTACTGTAGCTTCCATGAAGGAGTTACAGAAAGCCCCACCCGAGCCGCCAAAACCGCTGGTTTCCGATGAGGAAGTCGAGCAGTTTGGGCCTGATCTTATCGACCTCATTGGCCGTGTTGCCAAGCAGGAACTCGGAGTCGAGTTGGACGATAAACTGAAACCTGTGAAAGCAAGTGTGAAACAGGTGGAAGGAAAGGTTGCACAAACAGAAACATCTGTGGCACAATCGGCTCGTGAACAACTGTATGAACGACTAGAAGGTGCAGTCGAGGACTGGAACACTATTAACCGGAGCGAACCGTTCCTGAAGTGGCTGGCCCAAGAAGACGATCTGACTGGTCAGGTGCGAGGCAATTTGCTTCGCGGTGCATTTGAACGCAATGACGCAGATAGAGTCATAAAATTCTTCAAGAGCTTTCAGAAAGAACACGTGGTTGAAACAACTGACCCCGTGCCTGCTACTCCGGCAGATGAGACTCCTTCCGAGGAAACTCAGCAAGCGGAACCACAGCAGACATTGGATGAATTGGTGGCCCCCGGAACGCCTAAAACCGGGTCAACTGGCGCTCAAGAGGAAAGCGGAAAAGGTCGAATTTGGAACCAAAAGTTGATCGATGGGTTTTACGAATGGAAGAACGAGTTCGTAAAAAAGAATCCCGGCAAGGCTCTCCCCAAGGAAATGGAAGCCGAAGAAAGGGATTTATTCAAAGCTCAACATGAGGGAAGAATTCGGTAATTAACCGTAATTTTTTTGGAGCAACAATCTCATGGCATTTCCAGTAGGTACACCGTTCGGCACAGGTGCCGCAACTCCCTCACCGGCTTACGCTGGTGTATTCATTCCCGCAGTTTGGTCGGGCAAACTTGTAGAGAAATTCTACAAGGCGACCGTATTGGGGGCCATCGCTAATACCGATTACGAAGGCGAAATCAAAAACTTTGGTGACAAGGTTGAGATTCGCTCTCGCCCGGACATCACGATCCGCGACTACAGTGCAGACATCGACCTGACGGTTGACCGTCCGTCTGTAGGTAAGCAGACCATGAACATCGACCAAGGCCGCTACTTCAACCTTGCGCTTGATGATGTCATGGAGCTTCAGTCTGACATCGACCAGTTGTCGATTTGGGCCGAAGACGCTGCCGAGCAGATGAAGATCAATATCGACAGTCAAGTACTGAATGGCGATGCTGGTTCCTTCGGTGATGGTTCAGGACTGACCGGTAACACGGACATTCCGGCTGCTAACAAGGGCCTGACCGCTGGCGCACTTTCCAGTTCTATTCGTCTTGGTACGACCGCTGCTGCTCACTTCGTCTCGAAGAATGGCACGGCTGGTTCTGTACAGGACGGCGCACTGGTTACGACCGCTATGTCTGTCACTGACTTCATCGTCAACTGTGGCACAGTCCTCGACGAGCAGAACCTTCCTGAGTCCGGTCGCTTTATGATTATCCCGGCATGGCTCGCAGGACAGATTAAGAAGTCTGACCTGAAGGATGCTTCTCTCGCTGGTGACGGAACGTCGATCCTGCGTAATGGTCGCTTGGGTATGGTTGATCGGTTCACGATCTACATCTCCAACGTACTGGCTATTCCTGCCGCTCAGACTGAGTGGCCGGTTCTGTTCGGTACGAAGGCTGCTGTTAGCTTCGCTTCGCAGTTTACGAAGCTCGAAACCATCCGCTCTGAGCGTTCGTTCTCGAACTTGCTCCGTGGACTCCAAGTCTTCGGTTACAAGATCGTCAACGGCGTGGCGCTTGGTGAAGCGTACATCCTGCCCGGCAACGACTAAACGTCGCTGCTTGACAAACCAGACCCCGGTCGCATCAATGGTGGTGCGGCTGGGGTTCTCTCAAGGAGTAGACCGTGGCTAAGACGTACCAGAACCTTGTATTTGAGTCGCGTGAGATGTTGCAAGACACTGACGCACAGGACCCCCGGTACGCTGACTCCACACTCCTGAACATCCTCAACAGAGGATTGCAAGATTTGGGTCGTATCCGACCTGACATTGCGTACACCCTATTCAATGCAAACTCCCTGAACGTCCCCGAGGTTGTCGTATCTGGCGCTGGCGCTGGACAAGTCAATTGGGATGATCCGTTCGGACTGGAGATGCAGTTCTACCCCACGATGCTTTCGTACCTTGTCGGAGTGGCTGAAATCACCGACGACGAGTATACTGAGGACGGCAGAGCAGCTTTGTTCATGCAAGCCTTCCACAACAACGCGATAGGTATCTGACGTGGCCGTAGAATACACAGAAGTTTTCGACACCATCCTCCAAGACACGATCACCGAATTACCCGGTGCCCTACGTGCAGTCGCCAAGCGGGAGCTTCGGCTGACGCTACGTGAGTTCTTCGAGAAGTCCCATGCATGGATCACTACAGTCGAGAACATCGCATTGCCCTCCGGCAGTACGCCGGTACAGATCGATGATGCAGATGCGAACACCGAGATCATCGCTATCTTGAAGGTTTCAATCGGAAACGACACTGACGGTTACAACGAACTGGCACCAATGCCGGAGCAACCGAACCGGGTTGAGACTGGTGACAAACCGTGGGCATGGTATATGTCGTCCAACCCCGACGAGTTCGTACAGTACCCA